CTTCGAGCTCGACGAATACCCCGCGACGACCTGGTCGCTGGTTTTCACCCTCATCAACGCCTCGGCGAAGTACACGGCCACGTGTACCGCCAGCGGTGCAAGCCACGCACTGGCCGTGCCGGCCAGCACAACGGCCTCGTGGGCACCCGGCGCCTACAGCTGGACGGCGCATGTGGCCAGCGGCGCGAACCGCTACACGGTGGCCAGCGGCAGCATCCAGGTGCAGCCCAACCTGGCCGCAGCGAGCACGTACGACACACGCAGCGCTGCGCGCAAGGCGCTGGATGCCGCCGAGGCCGCCCTGGCCACCTACGGCGCGAAGGCCTACCTGCAAAGCATCGAGTACGGCGAGCGGCGGCAGCAGTTCGCGAGCCCCGGTGACTTCCTGGCCTTCGTCAGCCGCCTGCGCGCCATGGTGCGCACCGAGGACAACGCGGCCCGCCTCGCGCAAGGGCTTGCGCCGCGCAACCGCCTGCTCGTGAGGTTCCGATGAACAAGCCCAGTCGGCCAGCCAGGCCCGGCCTTCTGCAGCGCCTGGGCCGCACGCTGGGCCTGCTCGACCCGCCCGTGCAGCCGACTCGAGGCGTGGCCGCGTGGGAGCGCGTGCAGCTCGCCAGGCGCAGCTACGCAGCCTCGCAGATCAACCGGCTCACGAACGGGTGGACGACGGTGAGCCTGAGCGCCAACGCCGACGTGTACGCGAGCCTGGACGCGCTGCGCGCCCGCAGCCGGCAGCTCGCCCGCGACAACGACTACGCGAAGAAGTTCCTCGAGCTCGTGGGCACCAACGTGGTCGGCCCGCGCGGCTTTGCGATGCAGGCGCGGTGCTACGACCCCGGCGGCCAGCCTGACCAGGCGGCGAACGACGCCATCGAGGCCGCCTGGGCGCGCTGGAGCGCGCGCGGCGTGTGCGACGTGACGGGCCGCTCGAGCCTGCGCGACCTGTGCCGCCAGGCGGTGCTCGCCGCCGCACGCGACGGCGAGTTTCTGGTGCGCATCATCCGCGGCGCCGACGCGCGCAACGGCTTCAGCCTGGCGCTGCAGCTGCTGGACATCGACCGGCTCGACACCTCGCTGAACCGCCAGGCCGAGAGCTCGCGCAACGCCATCCGCATGGGCGTGGAAATCGACAGCTTCGGCCGGGCCGTGGCCTACTGGCTGCGCAACGCGCACCCGGGCGACCTCTACGCCGTGGCCGGCGCCATGCGTGGCGGCGAGCACCTGGTGGTGCCGGCCGAGGACATCATCCACGGCTACATCGCCGACAGGCCCGAGCAGCTGCGCGGGGTGCCCTGGATGCACGCCTCGATGCTGCGGCTGAACAACCTCGGCGGCTACGAAGAGGCGGCCATCATCGCCAGCCGCGTGGGCGCGAGCAAGATGGGGTTCTTCACCTCGGCGGAAGACAGCGACGCCGTCAGCCTGGCCGACGCGGAGAACTCCGACACGGGCGAGCTCTTCACCGAGGTCGATCCGGGCAGCTTCGGCACGCTGCCGCCAGGCGTGAACTTCCAGGCCTTCGACCCGGACTACCCGGCGGCGATGTTCGGCGACTTCGTGAAGGCCAACCTGCGCGGCGTGGCCAGCGGCCTGGGCGTGGCGTACCACGCGCTGGCCAACGACCTCGAGGGCGTGAGCTTCAGCTCGATCCGCAGCGGCACGCTCGAGGAGCGCGACCACTGGCAGATGGTGCAGGAGTGGTTTGTCGACGCCTTCCTGCGGCCCGTGCACCGCGAGTGGATCAAGCACGCGCTGGCGTTCGGCCAGGTCGTGCTCGGCAACGGCAGCGCGCTGCCGGTGGCCAAGCTCGAGAAGTTCAGCGGCCACGTGTTCAACGGCCGCCGCTGGGAGTGGGTGGACCCGCTGCGCGACATCCAGGCCGACATCGCCGCGATCGAGGCGGGCCTCAAGGCGCCGCAGGACGTGGCGGAGAAGCTCGGCATGGACTACGAAGACCTGCTGCAGCGCATCGCGCAGGCGCGGCAGATGCAGGCCGACCTCGGCCTGGCCTTCGGCTCACGCCTGGCCAGCGCGAGCCCGGCCGGCTCCGAGCCAGTGCCAAACACCCCCTGAACCGGCGCGACGCGAGTGCCCACCATGCACACCATGAGCAAGCCTTCCGCCCCCCGCGCGCAGATCAAGCCCGGCAGCCGTGTCGAGCGCTTCCTGCGTGTGGAGCGCGCCGCAGTCGACGAGCAGGCGCGCACCGTCGAGCTGGCCTTCGCCAGCGAGCTGCCGTACGAGCGCTGGTGGGGTGTGGAGGTGCTGGACTGCAGCGCCACCTCGGTGCGCCTGCAGCGCCTGATGAGCGGCGCGCCGCTGCTCTGGAATCACGACACCGACGAGCAGATCGGCGTGGTCGAGTCGGTCTCCATCGGCAGCGACAGGGTGTGTCGCGCCGTGGTGCGCTTCGGGAGAAGCGCGGAGGCCGAGGAGATTTTCGCCGACGTGCTCGATGGCATCCGCCGCAACGTGTCGGTGGGCTACCTCATCCACAAGGCCGAGCTGGTCGAAGTGGAAGGGGACCCCAACGACAGCTCCGCGGCGGAGACCTACCGCGTCACCGACTGGGAGCCCTACGAGGTCTCCCTGGTCAGCGTGCCCGCGGATCCCACCGTGGGCGTCGGCCGCAGCGCCGAGGACCCGCGCATGCCCGTTCCCGATGTGCCGGCAGCCCCGCCGGCCGTCGATCCTGTTCCGTCCACCCGCCAAGAGGACCGCACCATGAACATCGAAGCCCCCGCGCTGAACACCAGCGAAGTCGCCGCCGCCGCGGCCAAGGCGGAGCGCGCGCGCATCGCCGAGATCCGCCAGATCGGCGACCAGTTCACCCGCTTCGGCGGCCCCAAGCTGGCCCTCGAGAGCATCGAGGCCGGCGAAACCGTGGACCAGTTCCGCGGCAAGCTGCACAACGCCATCGCGGCCGGTCAGACCGAGCGCGTGGCCGAGCTGGGCCTGTCCTCGCGCGAGGTGCGTGAGTTCTCCGTGATGCGCGCCATCCGCGCCATGGTCGACCGCGACTGGCGGCTGGCCCCGGCCGAGAAGGAGATGAGCGACGCCATCTGCAAGCGTGCAGGCATCGAGGCGCCCGCCAATGGCGGCTTCTACGTGCCCTACGACGTGATGGCCAAGCGTGACCTGACGGTCGGCACCGCCACCGCGGGCGGCAACATGGTCGGCACGAACCTGATGGGCGGCAGCTTCATCGAGCTCCTGCGCGCTCGCTCGGTCGTCGCCGCCCTGGGCGCCACGATGATGGGCGGCCTGGTGGGCAACGTGGCCATTCCGCGCCAGACCGGCGCGGCGACGGGCTACTGGCTCACCAACGAGGCCACGGCCATCACCGAGAGCGACCAGACGATCGGCCAGCTCGCGCTGTCGCCCAAGCACGTCGGCGCCTACACCGAGGTCAGCCGGCAGCTGATGATGCAGGCCACGCCCGCGGCGGACCAGCTCGTGATGAACGACTTCGCGCGTGTCATCGCCCTGGCGATCGACCTGGCGGCCCTCGAGGGCAGCGCGGCCAACGGCCAGCCCCGCGGCATCTCCAACACCTCGGGCATCGGCTCGGTGTCGGGCACCTCGCTGGGCTACGCAGGCGTGGTGGAGTTCCAGACCGATGTGGCCGGCGGCAATGCCCTGGTGCCGGGCTGCGCCTACGTCACCACGCCCGCAGTGGCCGGCCTGCTGATGCAGCGTGCGCGCTTCAGCAACACCGACACGCCGCTGTGGACGGGCTCGGTGGCCGAGGGCCAGGTGGGCGGCTACCGTGCGGCGACCACGACGCAGCTGACGGCCGCGTCGATGATCTTCGGCGACTTCAGCCAGGTTGTGATCGGCGAGTGGGGGCTCTTCGAGCTGGCCATGAACCCGTACGCCAACTTCACGGCCGCCATCACCGGCATCCGCGGCATCCAGTCCGTCGACGTCGGCGTGCGCCAGGCCGGCGCGTTCAGCCGCGCCACCTCGATCACCTGATCGAGGCCCCGCGGCGCGCCGCTCGATGCAGCGGCGCGCCGCGCTCCACCCCTCAGCTCTGCGCCGCCCCACCATGCTGTCCACATCCGACGAGAAGCCCGCTCAGCCTGCTGTCGAAGAACGGCGCGAGCCGCACGTGGTCGTGCGTGCCTGCTGGCTCGACGGCCAGGCTCACGCGCCCGGCGCCCATGTGCTGCTGCCGCGCGGGTTGGCCAGCGAGCTGCGCACCACGGGCCGCGTGCGCCGCGCCACCGAGGACGAGCTCGCGGCGCAAGCGAAGGAGCCCGCCCAGGAGCCGGCAGCCGGCAAGCCGGCCGCCTCGCAGCGCCGCACGCCGCGCGCGTCGGCAGCGGAGTGAGTGCTGTGCCGCTGGATGACCTGGCGCTCTACGTCGACTCGGATCTCGGCTTCGCCGAGACCGTGACGCTGGCCGGGTCCGCGCGTTCCGGCCTGTTCGACGTGGCCAGCGAGCTGCTGGCCGACGGCATCGTGAGCACGGCGCCGGCCTTCACGGGCCGCACGAGCGACCTGGCTGCCGCAGCGGCCGGCCAGACCCTGGTGCGCGGTGCGCAGAGCTACCGTGTGCGCGAGGTGCTGGCGCTGCCCCCTGACGGCGCCATGACGCGCCTGGTACTGGCGAGGGCCTGACGTGCTCGCCTCGGCCATCGTGATCGACCGCATCGCCGCCATCCTCGTCGCTGCCGGTACGGTGGCGGGCGCCAGTGTGTTCACCAGCCGCACCTGGCCGCTGGCCGAAAGCGACATGCCCGCGATCACCGTGCTCGCCGACGACGAGCAGATCCAGGCCAACGGCTTCGAGTGGCCGTGGGTGCAGGCCCACACGCTTTCCGTGCGCGTGGCCGGGCACCTGCGCGCGAGCGCCGACCTCGACGACGCGATGCACACCCTGGCCGAGCAGGTGCTCGGGGCGCTGTTCGCCAGCGCGCCGACCGCCAGGCTCGAGCCGCTCAACGCCGCCGAGACGCTCGAGCTGAACTTCGTCTCGCCCACGCCCGTCTACCGCACCGAGCAGATCGCCGGGGTGGCCATGAGCTGCACCGGCATCGAGCGCCAGCTGCTGACCGAGGGGCCGGCCGACATCGGCCAGATCACCGTGTCGCTGTCGGTGCAGTTCCACACGCTGGCCAACAACCCCTCCGAGATCCTGTGAACCCCTGAAGGAGAGCCCACCATGGCAATCACCCTCGCAACCGGCACCCAGGTGGCCATCGCCTCCACCTACGGCAACGCCGTGAACATGACCGCCATCACCAACGCCGCGGAGGCGGTGGCCACGCTCGCGGCGAGCCACGGTGTGGTCGCTGGCGACTTCATCGAGCTCACCTCCGGCTGGGACCGCCTGAACGGCCGGATCGTGCGCGTCAAGACGGTGTCGACCAACGACATCACGCTCGAGGGCATCAACACCACGAGCACCACCACGTACCCGGCCGGTACCGGCACGGGCACGATCCGCCGCATCACGGCGTGGACGACGCTGTCGCAGATCACCAGCGGCATCAGCGTGTCGGGCGGCGAGCAGAACTTCGCCGACATCACGACGCTGTCCGACACGGTGCAAAAGCAGATCCCGACGACGCGCTCGCCGGTGCAGGTCACGCTGCCCGTGTACGACGATCCCTCGCTCGCCTGGTACGGCACCGTGCGCACCGCCTCGGAAAGCGCCGCCGCCACCGGCGTGCGCATGGTGTTCCCGAACGGCTCGCGCCTGGTGGCAAACGCCTACTGGTCGCTGCAGCAGGTGCCGACCATCGAGGACTCGACGC